TTCATTTTCATAGCTCTTCTGTTCATGATCAGGAACGTTCCAAGTTATGGAAATATTAGTGTCCTGCTTTATTTCTTGTTTGTCTCCAAAGATTGGAATGAGCTTAGAGGCAAGCCATCTATAATGTTGTAGCTTGAGATTTACTAAGTAAGCGTCTTTATGTGAGCAATTCTCTAGCTCTTCAATCATCTTATCTAAATAGGTTTGCGCTCCTATTCTACGAGCTGTAATGATTTTATCAGCAAAGCTTTTATCTGTTTGGATCCAATTATAAATTTTAGATAAACTTGGCTTTCCTTCTTGTCTAGCAATTTGAGTAAGAGGCTTACCATGCATTAACTGACTTACTATATCGCTTGCTATTTCTGTAGTGAGCGGCAATTTTTTCATAGTTTATGTTTTTGAGATTTCTTAAACTTCTTAATCTTCCTTGAAGAGTTTTTTGAGCAGACGAAGCTCCACCATGTATTCGGCATCTTATCTTACCGTTTTTACAAAGTATGCCTTTTCCTTTACAAGGTCTCTTTCCTTGTTTGGTTAAAGTCTGGCAACTGAGCCTGGGTCTGTATTGATTGTAATACACTTTTACTAATCTGTTTTGAAAAAATAAAAAAGAGAAAAAAAAAATAATAGATGCAGCTATTCTTAAACGTTTTGAATTGAAACAGCTACTTGTTTAAATTATACCGCTCCTCGCTTATTTGTCTAGGCTAGGATTATCTAATTGTAAATATTTATTGAAAAATTTATTTTTATCTCGAGTCTATTAAATTCTGTAAGTAATTCTGTTCAACTTGTCAAATGATATATTGGACTTAACTTTATGTGCTAACAGTTCCAAGATCCTCTTATATTTATTCTTAAGAGTTGTACGATGAAATCCAAAATGTTTTGCAAGCTTGGTCCATTTGTAATGCGAAGCTCGCAACCAAAGTAATCTTCTGGCTAGTATCGGATCTTCATATATATCTTTTTTAACCATTAACAATATCTCGATGCAAAATTCATAGCGACTTAACTGTTTCGGTGTAGCTCTAAGTTTTAAATTTCTAATATAGTAACCCACATCTTCCTTGTCATAACTGGTTTCAATAAGCTGGTACATGCTCGGACAACTCCTATTGTTTGGAGCTGCCAAGAAACGTTCACAATAGACCGCATCCTCTAGGAGCCTGACTATTTGATATTCTAAATCAATTTGATTGATTAGTGCTTGTAGCTGTACGATCTTTTTTTTCATTCTTAAAAATCCATGGATATTGAAATTGACTTTCATGTAGTTTGTTAAATTGTTCGTTGGATAAAGTTTTAAGTTTATCAGCAAGCTCATATTGATCCAGGTTTGGATAAAGAATGAATTTTTTAATCTTACTATCCTGGTTCTGTTTTAAATAAGAGCCAAGATTCTTCCAACCTGCGGCTGCTGAATGTCGATGAAAGCCTATCGAATTAATAAATTTTTTATGTCTTGGCATGTCAAAAATTAAATAATGTGGACCATCCTCAATAGTCAGTAGCGGAGATCCATCAATTATGATTTTAGATAATCTTCCTAAAGATTCTTTTACCTGCGGCAACGATAAAGCAAAATGACCGGCAATATCTGTAATACGAATATAAGCTGAAACCTTTTTAATATTAAAATTGGAACATAAATATTCATAGATTCTGTAATCGAAATGACCAATCTTATTTTCGGTTAAAACCTTAGTGTCTGTTATTGAAAAGTTTTTCATAGTTTGCTTGTCGCTTAAATGGTTTTCTTCTTATTTTATATTTAAAGAATGGTTTGTTGGTGCAATGAGGATAATGTTCTTGTTGTTTATATTCTAAATACTCTACCCATTGATCCCAGGATAATTCAGTAGGCAGCTCATCCCAGGCAGGTTTGAATGTTGGCGAAACTTTCTTAACTTTTACAGATAAAACAATTCTGTTTTCATCGCATTTATACCAAACGAGCCAACCAGGAACTTTAAGAGCTTCTGCGACTTGAGTTAAAACTTTAATATTCTTTTTTTGGAAATCTTTTAAAGTTGAATAATTGTTGTCAAAAATAAGGTCTGCAACAAGAAGGATTTTAGAACAGGAAATGCAGGTAGCCAATTTATCGAGGTCGTAATAGCTTATTCCATCATGCTCTTCTCGGTGCTGTATGGAATATGGCGCAAAATACACTCTTTCTCGTTTTGCAGGCATACTAAGAATCACATTACGCGGCATATTATTGGCTTTTAACGAACCCAGCTTATTTGTCAAACAATTGTATCAAAGTACACTTTTCCTTGTGAAATCCTCTAATTTCCGATATAACTACAACTCATGGCAGTAAAACATTCATTAGTTATAGTTAATGACGGTATCAAAAGATTTGCCTCTAAAGAGGAATATCAAGTTCAAAAAATTAAACCTACAACTTTTCAAGTAGGCAGAAATCTAAAAGATCGTACTGCAAATATTAAAATTTATTATAATCAAGCTTATTATTATGGAAAAGTAGCTTATCCTAAAGGACAAACCATCCAATCTAAATATATATCAGGCGCTGATTTAGAAGCTTATAAAGAAGCAAAAAAATATTTATCTCCAAGCGAAAATACAATGTTGCAGTTATCCTGGGATAAGGCTCGTCAATCTGATTATATGGAGTCTGCATATCACTATAATTTATCTGAATATGACACATCTGAACCTAGCGAATTACTTGCCAGCGCTTTAGAAAATAAAGACTTATCTGTTAAAGAAGTAACAAAAGACGATTACTCTACCATGTATAAAGTTTTAAAAGGTTCTACTAAAGAAGGTAGAGAATTAACAAGAGCTAAAGCAATCGAATATGCAAAAGCGATTGGCTGCGATCCAGCATCGCTGATGTTTAATAAATTAAAAGTTCCGTTATGGGGTACTGTTGACATAGCAGAGGAAAAAACAATAAAGGAAAAAAAACATAAAGACGAATTAGGAGTAGAAGAGTTGGTTGAAAAATCTTATAGACCAGGTCAAATAGCTGTTTCTACAAAAGTTGAATCTGTTATTTGTCCACGCGATCTATATCTTCCAACAGTCAAGGCAATCGCAATCAAGTCTAAAGAAAGTATTTATGATGGAATGATTGCTTATTATTATCATACCAATAAAATTTCAGATGAAGCTATAAATAAGTTATGTGTTGTTGGTTATCATATTGACTCTTCGTTCACTATTGGAAAAACAAAAATTGGCGTAAAAGAAGATCGATACTTTTTTGGAATTTATAGAATTTATGGAACTAAGAAAAAATTATTTAATCCTGATCCCAACATTTCAGAAAAAGATCCTAGACATATTATTTTAGATGATTTTACACCAAGCTTTGTTGCTCCTATCGTTAGTCTTGCGAAAGCTGATGCATTAGAAAATAGAGATGTTATTCCTGTTCAAAAACTTCAAACTGTTGGTCAATTAATTAGACAAGAAGAATTAAATAAAATTAATACATCAAAATTTATATCCGATCATTTAACAAAAGAATTTTATAAAGATCGTTTAAAGAGCGCGGTAGAAAAAAAAGTTGATAGTATTAAAGGCGTTAAAGAAGCTAATAAAACTATGAAGTTAGCTGAAGCCTCAAAAGATATAGCCAAGCAAATGACGGAGCTGTTTGAAAAACAAACTTCATTTAAAGAAATATTGGACCGACATTTACATAAGGCAGAAACTGAAATAGAAAAATCAAAAAAATTTACAGCAGCAGATTTAGTTGTGGATGATAAAATTTATGAGTTTAAGCGTATACAAAAAAATAAACGAGCATGAAAAAATTTATAAATCCACAAACAAATAAAGAAGATTATAAATTAAATCTTAAAGAAGCTGCAGAATATTTAGGTATGACACTCAGTCAACTATGGTATCGATTAAAAGATAAAAGATGTAAATTGAATAAAGATTTTGTTCCACCAGTTGATGTTGAGTATGGAAAATATGTTTTTTATCTTTCCAAGTTAGAACATTTCAAGAAAATAAAACGATTTGCAATTCCGAAATCTAAAGTTGATGAAGAAAAACCTAACGCTGACGTAAAAGAAAATTCTAAAAATAAGAAAATTCTTAATTTTTCTAAAACTTAGGTCATATTGTACTATCCGACACTTTCTATTGTACTATAAGCTGCAGGTGCTAAGTTGCCTGCATGATTAATAAAGTTTTACAGGATCCTCTTTTAGAGAAAAAAAATATTCTTCCGAAATTTGCACACACATTAAATTTTAATCATTGG